TTGGAACGCGCACTAGGCTCATTGTTGACTGCCTGCAGAGAACGAGCCGGTCTAAGCCAAGGGGAACTTGCTGATCTAATGAATCGTTCGCAGGCATGCATTTGTAGATATGAAAACAACCGTAGACAACCGGATTTGGATACGATCAAGGAATGGGCAGATGTAACAAATGCACGAGAAGTTATCGTAGCTTACTTGTATGGAGCAGATGGTATTTCCATGATTGATCGGATTTTAAGCCCGACAGGAACGGCTTAAAGGCTTGAGTGTACCAAATTGGTACAAATAGCCCCTGTATTGGTACACCTCGGTACGTAGGGATTTATTACAATTGAATATAGGAGTGATTGAATGATCCACACATGGTGGTGGCAGGCGATCGGGACGCTATCGTTTCTGGCAGTGATCGTCGGAGGGTTTCTTAATATGTTCGAGATTCGGACAGTGGTCGTAAAAAAAGAAAAAAGCCCAGCTGCGAACTGGACTTTAGGTAATACCGCTTACAGAAATTATAACACGAATCGACATAATCAGCAATGGAGGAAATCGTCATGAGAAAACAAGTATACGTGATGGCCTTCTATCGTTGTGAGGTCTGCGAGGACGTGTATGCGATCGACGGAGGCGTTACAGAAGAGCCAGCATGCCCTTATTGCGGACAAACCTATTGCAAACATTTGAAAGATCAGGAGATTTCCTTGCCTGCGAAAATAAAACGAATCAAATAAGCAAGGCGACGAAGGTTGAGATTTACCTTTGTCGTCGGCAGCTCGAAGAGCCGATCGGCTGGATCGAGCGCCGACGATGCAGGTAAGGTGCATCAAGCTCATTGACAACTTCACAGGAGGGATAAGTATGAGTATTTCAAAGAAAGAGCTTCAAGATAGAATCATTGCTCTACTTGCTGAATCTGGATTGACGTTTCTAGAGGCTAGAAAGACATTGTCAGAGACAGCACAGAAATTAGAAACATTAGCTATGCATCAGCAAATGGGGTATCAAGAAGCAAATTAAGACAACATGGGGGAGAGGGAATGGCTAGAGACGGTTGTGTTGACACAGAGACCGCGCTGCTGGACTTCTGCCTGCAGCTAAGACGAGAAAGTACTTTCAACCCTGAAGAGCTATTGGCAGCGCTTGCTTTCTGTGCTGGGAACACAATATCCCGTGATTACGCAAACTGTAAAGGTGATGTACTGGTGGCGTTTAGCAGACTTACGCAGGACGCCGTCAGCGTCACGGATGCACGAATAAAAGGCATTATGGCTCCCATAAGGGGATGAATGGGGAGGGGGAATGATGGCTAAGGAAGCCTATTATTTCTCGCACGACAGTAACGCGCGTCATGACCCAGACATTGGGCAAATGCGCAGCGTATACAAAATGTTAGGGTACGCATGGTTTTGGGTGCTAATAGAAATGATGCGAGATGCAAACGAGCACAAATTATCTATGCAAGGGAAATACATTTGGAATGCATATGCATCCGAATTGCAATGCAATGCAGAAGAAGCAAGACAATTTGTAGAAGATTGCATTAATGAGTTTAACCTTTTTGCATCAGATGGTCGGTTTTTTTGGAGTGAATCGTTGCTTCGCCGAATGGAGAAAAAAACGACGACGAGTGAAAAAAGATCGGCTGCTGCAAAAAAACGGTGGGATAAAGACCGCACCAATACTGAATTTCCCGACGATAACATGCAAATGCATGACGTTAGCAATGCAATTGCAATGCAAGGAAAGGAAAGTAAAAGAAATAAAAGTAAAGTAAAAGAAATAAAAGAAAAAGAAATAAAAGATAAGACCGCATTTGAAGCTTACACTTCAAATCCTGTTTTGCTCAGCTCTCTTAATTCATTTATCGAATTTCGTATGAAAATCAGAAAGCCTATGACAGACAGAGCGGTGTCGTTGTTGCTTTCTAATCTGGACAAGCTTGGGAAAGATGATAAAGAAAAAATATCCATACTGGAGCAATCCATTCTGAACGGGTGGCAAGGGATATTTGCTCTAAAGGATCAGGGAGGTGCAGCTAATGCAAAGCCTAGGGAATTCACTCAAGGGGTTCGATCTGGAGGCCATTCGGGCCAGAGCGAGTATGCTCACCTCGACAAGCCAGGTTGGAGTCGCAGAGCCTGAATACAAGTGTGCAATATGCAAAGACGAAGAAGGCTATATCGTCAAAGATGATGACGACCGGGAATATTGGAGAATTTGCGAGTGCAAATCTATCAGACGAGTTGAAAGGCTCATGAGGTCGAGCCACATAACTGACGAGTTCCGCCAGAAACGGTTTGGAAACTTCAATCATGTTGGTAGACCGCAGGTTGTAGTAGACGCGTTTGAGGCGGCACGAGAGTACGCCAATGTATTCAGAGAGATTCGCAGTAGCCGGCAGAACAGTATAGCTCTTCTAGGACGTCCTGGGTGTGGCAAGACACATTTGCTCATGGCGATTGCTAATAAACTTCTGAGCTCTGGCGTAGGCGTTGCATACTTTCCATGGGTTGAGGGTTTCAACGATCTGAAGAGTGACCTAGACGCGGTTGCTGAGAAAGTATACAGGTTACAACAGGCTGAAGTGCTCTATATCGATGATTTGTTTAAAGGGCGCAAAGAGGTTACACCGTTCCAGATAGAGCAGCTATTTGCAATTATCAACTACCGTTATCTTCAGCATAAGCCTTTATTGATCAGCTCCGAGCGGACAGTTAGCGATATGTGCGAGATCGACGAGGGCATAGGAAGTCGGATTTATGAAATGTCCAAAACCTACAGAGTCACGCTGCAAGGCGGACAAGAGCTTAATTACCGGCTATCTGGAATGTAGGGGGGCGGTATAACGTGAAAGCGTACATAGACGATTACGATCTGTACGATCTGGATTTCAACGAGTGGTTACGCCTAGGGCTTGAAGAGTTTGGGCTAGAAGGGCATCCAGGTGAGTTTGAATAGAATCTTATGGATTGATCTTCCAGAGGAGGGAACCACATGAAGCAAGGGAAACGGCCCACAAGGAAGCAGAAGGAGCTTATGAGCGCATACAAGCTGCATCCTGATAACTGGCTTGTGCTGAGCGACACACCGCAGGAGCTGCTTCTTCTCAATCGAGTAAAAGGAACAACGCGGACCGTTCGAAAGGGAGCCTGATATGCTTGCTAGTCGGCAAAAAATCTACCTAGCCTGTGAAGATATGAATTTCGCCTGGGACGAGGTCGAAGTCCGCAAATTCCATGAGCTATGGAAAGCAGGCGTCGGGATATTCGACATTGCCGAACAGCTTAAACGAGATCCCGATGAAGTAGCGCTACTTATCATTGACCGGAGTAGACAGCATAGAATACAGCCGAGAACAGGCGGCATATGGGGAGAAGAGTACTTTGAGATTCGGAAATACATTGAAAGTCAGAAAGACAAAGGTAAACCACGAAGAAGAAAGGGAAGCGGCGCAAGCAAGGCAACTGTTAGCGACGTTGAAGGCATTGAAGCATCTGAAGCCAGGTGAAGAAACAATGGTAACCATTGCTGAGCAAACATTCATTATTTGCAAAGCGACTGAGGAAGATGTCTTTCGGATCGGCTGCGGCTATTACTGTTTCGATTAGGAGGGAAGCTAGATTGCCAGAATACGAGAAGCAATTCGTGATGATTCAGCGGGCTATTCAGAACTGTCGAGTTAGCATCGAGGTTGTCGCTATAACGACAGATAACCGATTCGCTGCGATTCTGAATGGTGTATTACGAGCATTCGTCGTATCACAGTATTGCAATGCCTCTTATACGTGGCACAGCTCAGGCGGCAGCATTATGGACCGTGGGCCGCTGCAGAGCCTGCCTGACGAATACAAATACGTCGATGATGTAGTCGGTGGCCAGATGGAGTTGGCGCTGTGATGAACTGGACAGTGGCATCGCGGGATGAGCTAGACTTTATCGCCAACCGTGATCCAGAAGCACCGATCGAATACAGGGTTGCGGCAGCTGCTGAGCTGAAGCGGAGAAATCGTCAACGCCGACAGGAGGAAGCACTATGTTTCGCCGCCTTATAGCAGATATCGATGCGAGCTGGTGGTACATTCGCCATTATCGATTAAGTTGGCATTAATGGTTCTATAAGAACCACTAGTGGTTCCATAAGAACCACAAGAAAGGAATGCGGCATGAATCCATTTGATGATTTGGAATATGGTTCCCAAACACTTGAGCTCCTAGCCACAAACCTTAAAGACCCGGATGTTCTGCATGTATTTCAGCAAGTTTGGAAATTTCGAGAGCGGAACGGCTTTAAAAAGACATACCTGCCTGATTGGTCAACGAAACGGCGGCGGTATGACAATTCATTTTTAATCTTAGAGGCAACACGGTTCATCTACAGGGACGAGCGTGGCTCCAGTAACCCATATTTCCCAACAATCAGGGGAAAGCAATTGGCTTTATACCTTATCAATGATATAGGCATGGATAAAAGCGGCTTCGTGAAGCTCAACGACGAACAGTTCGTAGCGTTCATGAGTGCGAGGGGAGGAACCGAGCAGAATGATTAAGTCGAGCTTTAGAGAAATGGACCTTGGAGCGATCCGTTCGGCAATAGCCCCGTTCGCATTGGGAACGGAGGTTGAGCAGCGTCTCAGCAATATGCCGGATATAAACATCGTAACGCTCGGACAGGGCGGTGGACGCAAGGGTGCGGAGCTTGCTCGTTTCGGCTGGGATATATGGATGGTCAACTCAGCAACGGTGGATATGATGGAGCATGACTGGATCGATCGAAAGATTGTCCTAGTTGATCCCGATCGCGGCAAGATAGAGGGGACAGCCAAGAATGCAGCGGTCGGACATGCCATCGCACAAAAGAATATGAAAGAGTTCAAGAAGATTGCCATAGAGACCCAAGATGCTGATCTTGTTGTAATTCCGGTCGCACTTGGAGGAGGACAGGGAAACGGGTCCATCCCAACAGCTGCCGAGTGGATCGTGAAGGTTCGAGAGATGGCTGGTAAGTCGAGAACCGTAGTATTTATTGCATCGCTCCCGTCGCGTGACGAATCGAACCCGGACGTTTGGAAGAATGCATTATCTGGGCTGAAGTACCTGCAAGAACTCATTGCCAGGAAGCAAATCGGATCGGTAATGCTCATAGATAACGAGCTCATCCGTAATTATTACGAAAAAGAGAATCGGCTTAAATACCATAACCGATCGTTCTCCGCACTTGATTATAGCAATATAACCGTGGCGAAGACGTTCTTTGAAATCATGACGCTGCCGCTGCTTGGCGGTCAGGTATCGCTTGACTCGGCTGAGCTAATGGAGATATGGAGCACACCAGGCTGGATCACCGTTAACGAACGGGAGTTCAGTTTTACTGACGAGATCAGCTTAGAGCACGAAATCGAATCACTATTCGGTAAGAATGAGGTACTGGCTTCCCTTAATGTCAGAAACAGTATTGCCGGAGGAATCGCCTTAATTACAGGCAAGGGCAAGAGTGTTTCCCCAGTCATTATAGACCAGGTGAAACCATTGGCGAACAAGTTTCTCGGGAAGCCGAGCGTACTTCACTCGGCGGTCATACAGACCAATTCGATCACGACTCATTCATACCTGATCGGGCTGTCCGTATCTCCGAAGCTGCCGGACTCGCTGCTTGAATCGCTCATGATGAAGTATGAAGAAGAGAAGAAACGTAAGGAGGAGCGAGAAAGCAATGCTCTCCAATCTCTCTCGGCACTTGGTGGGTTCGATAGCGTGTTTGATCAGAAGATGTCAGCATCGGGGAGGAAGCAAGTCTCTCTCGATGATTTGGAGCCGATAAAGGAAACCGGAAAGAAACGGGTCACGCTCGACGAGATATAACAGGTAGGAGTGTGTGTGATGGTCAGAACTAATAAACGTAAGGGGACCGCTACCCCTACCGTTCCTTCTACCCGATCTGTAGCGGGTGCGATATTCAGTTTGAAAGAAACAATGAAGCGTGAACTAGGTATTGAAGCCGAAGTGTCAGTACGCATTCACGGTTGGACATTCCCTGAACGGCTAGCCAAATTAGCCTTGAAGGATATGATATCGGAGGTTATGGAGTGGGAAATCCATTACAACCACTATGACGGTACCCAGCACCTCGAAGAGTATTCCGTTTGGTCAGCACAAAGTGGGGGTGGTCGGGGGAAAGAGCGTATTTCCATATTTACGTCCAAGAAGAAACGCGCTGCTACTCCCTTACCAAGATCCACAAAGAAATATAGCCCCATTGCATATGCTACGCACTGGATTCGGCAGCTTGTTAGGGAACTATACGGGGTTGATGCAGATGTGCGTATATCGGTTCATGTTGATCGTTCTGATTACTGGTTCTCTACACCAAAAAATGCTCACATCAAATCGGAAGAGACAGCTATTGAGCTAATGCAAAAGATTCAGGCGGGTACCAACTGGGAGATACAAGACTTTGAAAAGTATAGTATCTCTAAATACTCCAGAACAGCACGACTGGAGGGAAGCGGAGTCGAGTTTACTTTCTATCTACCTAAGAAGAATGAGCAGGAGATGTTAAGTGAATGAAAAGGAGGACTTATCAATGAGGCAATTAATGCGAGAGATGGTCGTCGATAACTTCGCCGGCGGTGGTGGGGCTAGTACCGGCATTGAACTTGCCATCGGGCGTAGTGTGGACGTAGCAATAAATCACGATCCGGCTGCTATAGCGATGCATAAAGCAAACCATCCCGATACGGAACACTATTGCGAGTCTGTATGGGATGTTGATCCGCGTGAAGTAACGAAAGGTCAGCCGGTAGCGCTGTGTTGGCTATCTCCAGATTGCAAGCATTTCTCAAAAGCCAAAGGTGGCAAGCCACGGGAGAAAGGTATTCGTGGACTAGCTTGGGTGGCGGTTCGATGGGCGGCGACTGTGCGGCCACGAGTGATTATGTTGGAGAATGTAGAGGAATTCAAAACGTGGGGACCGCTGTTAAAGGACGGAATGCCCGATCCAGACAAGAAGGGGCGAACGTTCCAAGCGTTTATCAATGCTTTGAAACGTCAAGGGTATGATGTCGACTATCGGGAGCTGCGTGCATGTGATTACGGAGCTCCAACGATTCGAAAGCGATTCTTCCTCATTGCTCGCTGTGATGGACGTCCGATCATTTGGCCGAAGCCAACACATGGTGATCCGAACAGCATAGAGGTGAAACAAAAAAAGTTGAAGCCTTGGGTGCCGGCAGCTGATGTCATCGATTGGTCACTTGAGTGCATGAGCATATTTGAACGAAGGAAGCCATTAGCTGAGAATACAATGCGCCGGATCGCACGGGGGATTCATAAATTCGTAATCAACAATTCTGACCCGTTTGTTATTAAGGTCAATCATCAGGGTGAGGCATTCCGTGGACAGCAGATTAGTGAGCCTTTACAGACAATTACAGCGAAAAACGGTTGGGGTGTTGTAACACCATACGTCGCAAGAATCGGACAAACCGGATTCGGGGGTGACCGTCTCTCATATGAGATGGATAAACCCTTAACAACGATCACCACGAAAGCAGAGCATTTGCTTGTTACGCCTTTTCTTGCAAAAAACTACGGTGGTAATTATAACGGCCCAGGTGCAGATGTATTAGATCCACTGCCGACTGTGACTACTAAAGACCATCATTCACTTGTCGCTGCATTTCTTGCTCAATATCATAGCGAGACAGCAAGTCATGATGCTCGCGGTCAGGTATTGGATAAGCCAATTCTGACATTAGATACATCAAATCGTTACAGCCTTGTGGCAGCTCATCTCGCTCGACACTTCGGTGAGTCTATCGGCAGTGACGTGGAGCAGCCGGTTGGGACAATAACGGCAGGCGGTGGCGGCAAGACTTCACTAGTTACAAGTCACCTAGTGAAGATGAAGGGAACGAATATTGGACAACCAGTCACCGAACCTATTCAGACAATTACAGCAGGTGGGTTACATTTTGGTGAAGTTCGGGCTTTCCTGATGAAGTATTACGGTACTGGAGAAGGACAGGAGCTGACGGATCCGCTGCATACGATACCGACAAAGGATCGCTTCGGCCTAGTCACGATACATGGACAAGATTACGTGATAGTTGACATTGGTATGAGGATGCTGGAGCCACACGAACTCTTCGCCGCACAGGGATTCCCGAAGGAGTATATCATAGATCGCGATGCAGACGGAAAGAGCTATCCCAAATCGGCACAGGTTGCACGCTGCGGTAACTCGGTACCGCCTCCATTCGCCAAGTATCTCGTCCAGGCGAATCTCCCCGAGTTATGCAAGGAAATTTCATATGGCAGCGAGCATCAGCTCGAGTTGCAGCTAGTCTAATGTATGATTGCCCGTTAGCTGCTCGGAGAATGTCTGAAATGCCTTGTGGCAGTAAGTGAGTCGGCGTTTTCGATTCATTCTAATGGGATGCAAAATAAGGGTTATGTACCTGAATGAATATCAAAAATAAAGAAATAGGAGATGTCGAAAATGACAATGGACCTTAATAAATTGGTGAACAATGCATTAGCTGAATTAACGGAAACTGGTTATGTGGAAAATGTGGTTAAAAAAGCCCTTGAGAAAACAGTCAGTTCAGTTGTTGATGACCTAATTGGTGGATACCGTAGTGAATTCAAAACATCACTCGAAACTCACGTTAAAGAAAACCTGAATGTTGATATGAACAAACTAAACCTGGCTGGCTACAATGTACTTCTTCTTAATGCAGCTCAAGAAATCCTTGATGATCAGATTCAGACAGAGGGGGTTGAACGTGTAAAAAGAGAACTAACAAAGATGTTCTCGCCTCTGGAAAAAAAGGAATGGAAGCTTTCGGAGATTATCGAAAAAATGAAAAGTGAGGAAAACGAAGATCATGAGAAGGACGGCGAATCTATTAGCTTCCATTACGATGATAGTTTCAGCCTTGGTATCCACGTTTACTTCGATCCAGAGGGAAATGAAAGTAAATACGGCTGTAAATATACATTCTATATCTCGCGTGATGAAAAGAACAAAAATGTTGGTCGTCTCAACACTTTGAATATAGGTGGTAAAGAACTTACAAATAAACAGATTCTTAATGGATTCTATGGTTTTGATAAATTCTTGTTCCAGCTCTACGCAACTGGCGCCACAATCATAGCAGATCACGATTATGTTGATGAGGCATATGGGTATGACGATTAATTCTAAGCCTATCAACTGATACAACATATTGAAAAAAAGGAGCGATTTATATGAGAATCAATGAACTCGTTAAGGCAGCGCATGAAAATGCAGTTTCAAAAGGCTGGTGGGAAGAGGACCGTAGCTTCGGTGAAACTATCGCCCTGATCCATAGCGAAGCGTCAGAAGCACTGGAAGATCATCGGAACAAGAAAGATTTTTCGGAAGTTTGGTATGAGTACGAAACGCCTGAAGGTTTTATCGAAGAGACTACTGATCGCGAACTTGGCGACGAGCTTGGTAAACCTTGTGGCATCCCTTCCGAGTTGGCCGACATCGTTATCCGCGTGTTCGACGCATGCGGGCAGTACGGCATTGATCTTGAAACAGCTATTACTGAGAAGATGGCTTACAATGCAACTCGACCGCAGCGGCATGGCGGGAAGAAGCTATAGTAATGCACATCAACATAACGGCAATGATCAAAGACGGCGGGTCCCAGATCGTCAAAGTAACTCCGCATATGCTGAGGAAGCTGGCCGTGGCGATACAGCAGAAGGGTTCGGAAATCATTCATATGCAGAGCGGTTCGGCTGAGGTGGTTGGTTTCCTGGTGCAAGGCAGTCAAGTTGGAGAGCGCGTCATCATTCTGGGGAAAGGTGATCCACAGTGATCAATACAAACGACATAAGCCCAGACTGGAAAGGTAGCACCGAAGCAGAGCGTCGGGCCCTTGATCGTCTTATGCGTTACGAGCAAACGCCACAGGCCGTAGTTGAGTTCAGTAAGCTGCAACATCAGCTCGGCGATTACTGGTATTGGTTCACCCTCAGCACACTCTGGGTCAGCTATTCGGGATTCTCGGACTTGAACCTCTGGCGCAAGTTGTTCCGAGCCAGCAGGAAGAATCGGAATACAAGCATCATGAAGCCGAGCGAGTGGGAAGCATTCAAACAGCTGTCGGCGACGATCACAGTGTACCGTGCTCACCGACCGAATGAAACGGATTGGATCAGCTACACGACAGATAGGGCGCTAGCGGAGCGATGGGCGACGCAGCGTGGTGGATACGTTCGGCAGTACAAGCTTAAGAAGGTTGATTGCCTTGCGTTGTTCCTGCGGCGCGGGGAGAACGAGATCATAATGCTTAATCTCAAAAAGGCACGTCCAGTTGTCGAGCGTAGTGATACATCTCAATGAATAGCGATTGACCATGACAGGAGGGAACGGGCATGGAAGTAGTGCAGCCTATCAGGAGCGTTGAGAAATTGGAGAGGATGAAGGCGGCGCTGCGGAAGCGCTCGGAGCGCGACTGGTTCCTACTGGTGATGGGCATTAACGTTGGGCTGCGGATCGGTGATCTGCTGAAGCTGCACGTCCGCGATGTTCGGAACAAATCGCATATCCGAATCATCGAAGGCAAGACGAAGAAGAAAAAGCGGTTCCCGATCAATTCGGAGCTGCGCGAAATCATTAACGCTTATACGAAGGGCATGCCGGACAGTGCACCGCTGTTCCTGAGTTATCGGACCAAGCAAAACATTGGGCGCGTCCAAGCATACCGCATTCTTAATTATGCGGCTGCAGAGGTCGGGCTGGTCGAGATTGGGACGCATACACTGCGCAAGACATTCGGCTATCATTTCTACCGGAAATACAAAGACGTGGCGCTGCTGCAGGAGATATTCAACCATTCGGCGCCGTCGATCACGATGCGGTATATCGGCATCAACCAGGACATTATTGACGAGGCTGTTGGTGGCTTCCATCTGTGAGGTGAGCAGCATGCTCGAATTACAACCAACTACGTATTCAGAAGCGTGTGAGTTTGTTACGCAATACCATCGGCACCATCCGGCGCCACAAGGGCATAAATTCAGCATTGCGGTTGCGGACGAGGAAAAGGTTGTCGGAGTGATTATGGTAGGCAGGCCAGTGGCGAGAGGCTTCGACAACGGACGGACCTTGGAAGTTATTCGCTGCTGCACGGACGGCACAAAGAATGCGGCATCAATGTTGTATGCAGCTGCGTGGAGGGCCGCACGATCGATGGGCTACCGTCGGATCGTAACATACACACTAGCGCAGGAACCAGGTACAAGCTTGCGGGCAGCCGGTTGGCGAGAGCTTTACAAGACGAAGGGTGGAAGCTGGGACTGCCCGACACGGCCACGGATCGACAAGCATCCGACAGGCCAGAAGACGCTTTGGGAATACCTAGCGGAATGAACATTGCGTGAATACGGAAGGACATGAGGAGGAAATTCAATGTATAACACAACCAAAGTCAAGACGTGGCAGCCAATTATTCCTGCTGGAACTGGCCCAGTTTTACTGACGGCTGATGATGCTGTAGAAGAGATTTTAAATGATTTGGGAGAACAGGCAAAGGTGAAATTTAGATTTACCGAGCTGCTGATTATGAAACGGACTGTTGTGGATGGTCTTAAGATAACTGATTGGATAGACGGCGAGTATCCTTTGTTCCCTGATTATGCGATCAAGGTGCACACCTACCAACAAGGACAACTGGATGAAATGCCAGAGTTCGGCGGCTACTGACGGACAGGTCTGAATACGGAAGGACATAAAGTAACCCGTGTAAGGACCAGTTACACGGGTGGGGGTAGATTATCAATACCATATTATTCGGCAATAAGACCGGTTGTGTCAAAGTCTGAATATTGGATGACATGGGGGAATGCACTTGAAGGCCTGGTACGTTAGCGATCCGAGTAACGAAATGGCGCAAATTGTATTTGCTGCTAAACGATCAGCTGCTATCCAATCTAGCGAAGCAAGAAGCTGGCACGATTACATTGATATTCGTGCGACACGAATGCCGGAATACGATCAGTTTGCAACGGAAGGAACCGTGCCTAAGCAAACATTATTGGAGGATGGTTGGTGGTTCGAATGTTGCGGTTACAAAGCCGAGCCGCGAAGAAGATGCTGTGCCGTTCAAACGGTTGAAGACAATCCGATCGTAATAGACGACGAAGTTTACTGTCAGGACTGCGCAGCACACATGCAGCTGAATACAGAATAACATGGAGGATTTATGAGCCAAGCAGCTCGCATTATGAAGCTCCAGCAAGAGCGATGGGAGTACGAGAAGGGAATGGCTGATACACTAGTTCTGTTAGCAGAAGCACACAGCGTATTGGAATGGTATGCGAACGAAATGAACTGGACTCAAGGACGATACGAGGGTGGTTTGTTCTTCACAGTAGCCGAAGATGACCAAGGCAACCGTGCCCGTAATTTGCTTGCAAAACACGACAAACAGATGTGAATACGGATGTACATGGGAGGCTTTACATGGAAAAGAATAAGCTGTTAAGGCACCTTGAAAACGAGATTATCCTATATATGAAAATGGGTATAGATTTTTCCGAGCGCATGCACGAATTGGTCAGTCTTCGGCAGCGTGTATGGAGTGGCGAGTTCGATGACGCGACTAAAGAATTTGATCCACCGAAAGGTCAGATGCTTTGGGAACTCATGCGAGATATTGAACAGTACCCTGCAGGAACGTCATTCGTAACAAGTGTGCCAGGCTGGGGTGCTGAGATTGCGGTAGTTAATATCAACGGACATCATATGCAAGGAAAAACTCTAAAGTATACGCAGCACACCACTAATCCAAAACTCGTCGGTAAGCCTGTTAATCTTGCAGGCAATGCCATAAAGTGGCCGTGGTACATGAAAATCGAAGAAAATACACCGGATGAACACGGAAGAGCATAAGGTAAACGGATGCCAACAGTCTATATCAAGCGGACCATCAGAAAGTTTTATGCAGATGATGACGGCGATGTAGTGTACGCAATGTATGAGGACGTTGATTCATATGTGCATTTTTATTATCTCAATCAGCCAGGTACTAGAGACAAGATGATAGAACCGATCTTTTTCAAGGAATATAAGCAAATAGAAGAGCCAATTTCAATTGAATATTGAGGAACATGGAGAGTGAACAAGTTATGGCTATCACATTAGGGAAGATGAACCAGTTGGACATTAAGTTTAAGAACCTTGTAATTAAGGCGGTCGAAACATCGAAGAGTCCCCGGGGTACCAAGATGGTCGAAGTAATGGCTATTGAATACCAATCGAAAGGCTTGCGAGATAAGCTCAGCCAAGGCCTTAAAGAAGTAAACGCGCTTTGGGATGAGCGCAAGGATCGTCCAGCCGGTTACATCGTTGCTGCATCAATTGATCGTGGAGACGGTGTTACGATTTCTGTCATGGTGACGGAAGAATGGTTCGAGGAAAACCGCAAAAAATTTGATGCTAAGAAGGCTGAATGGGCGGCCAATCTGTGAGCGAGCATCCTGAATACTGAGGAACATGGGAGGGCTTAGGATTGATTGAATGGATAAAGTACGAATCGAGGTTGCCAGAAAGTCATGTATTGCATTTAGTCTCTGGTGGGTTATGGATCGGCTTCGGTATGCATCAGATTGACACAAATGATCGTGTTTATAGGTGGTTTGGTGTTGACGGTGAACCAATTACCGATGTAACCCATTTTGCAATAATTAATTATCCGGGAAAATGAACGTAGTTTGAATACGCAAATATATGGGAGTGAAACGAAATGGGCAATGAAAAACTGTTAGTGTTATCTGATGACAAAAAAGCAGTATGTCTTAAATCAATCAAGGACTTATTCTTCGCGGCTAAGCAGCTACACGATTGGCTCGATAAGGACGAACTAACTCAGGAAATGAGCGGCATACTGCCTAGTCTTATAGAGAGCCATTTCAGTGAAATAGCTAAAGCTTTGAACTATGAGAGTGTTTTGACTAAAGAAAAGACAGAGCGACATCAACAGATTCGCAAGGCAAATGAACGTATACGTGTACTGGAAAAGCAGCTTGGGGAAGGCAAACCGATCGATGGTTTAAAAGAGCAACTTAAATATTTGGCAGATATCGTTTCAAAATGGTGGGATGTCTATGGCTTTCATCATGTTTCGGACGAGGTGTTTTCCGAGCACGGTCACTATAAAGCACGTTTTTGCTTCATGCTTGATCATATTTCGATGTACAGCGATACGCCAGAAACTGATAAAAAGAACGCAAAAGACCGGATCAATCAGCTTATTGAGGAGGGTTACGATATTGTTTTTGAAAATGGTGATCGACATCCTCGTCTGATTGATAACGACAATAACAGGACGCGTGTGGTCAACCTAATCCAGTCCAGATTCCCTTCAGCTAAAGTATGGACAACCAAAAATCATTATGATGATCGCAACGGAGTTTACTTCTTCCGAGATGTAGAAGTGTACATCTACGATCTTCGGGACATCCCTGTTGGAACTGAAAATTGAAGAACGAGGGGAGAACCTTTAATGAAATGATTAGGCTGTGGTCAAGAAACTGAGATGAAAGATATGTCTGATGCTGCTGGTTATTGCAATTGGTGTCTGGAGGCTTCACAAAACGAATACACAGGAGGGTTAACCTTGATTCCAATTATGGTGTTGCGAAATAAAACTAATCCAGAACGTTACTTAGCTGCGAACATTGATGTTGGTGACTGGGAAGATGAAAATTTGGATGTAACATTGGAAGATATCCAAAATGCATATATGATCATTCGCAAAGATCTGGCTGTACCGACTTTACAAGATTTTGAGGAACACAAGAATTTTCATGCTGAAATGAAGAGAATGTTAATCGAAAAATTCGGGCCTGATCCTTTTATTTCTTTAGATTTTGAATCCGTATGCGAAGCGTATGAACCATTCAATACGGAGATAACGCAAGAGCAATATGATTTCGCAAAAGAATTAATGGAGTGACTCTTCGATGAATCAGATCGCCTTGCAAATGATTGAGGCAGCACTTGATCAGTTGACTCGGATTGGTAGGAGAATTGAGAGTTTGAGACTGATAGTTTCGGGAGAATCCACACTTGCAATGTACAGCAGTGTAAATACTGTATTCGGTGAATTACAAATCGAAGTAGGCGGATATGTGCCAAAGGGGTATTCATACATCATAGAAGAGCCGACAGGCGGCAAGCCAAGAGCGTTCCAATGGGTGACAAAGCCTATGAAGAAGAGGGGAGGAAACGAAGTTGCCTAATGATAAAGGATGGTATACGAAAGACGAAGTCATTGCAACGAATTTGCCTTATTGGATCGCTGCATCGTCCCGATGGACTAGCGAACCTTATAACTTTGCAATACTGCTTAGCAAAACGAGATGCCAGGAACTCGGCGCACCGATCCTGAGTAACGGACGCGAGCATCCGTCAGCCTTTCGGTATGCTGCCGCAGCTGGGAAAGGAGATAACCGGCATAGGTACATTCCATTGTATGATCGTACAGAAATGTATTCAACGATTATAGCTGAGAATATACGCTTGTACAATTACGAGCAAATGGGAGCGGCTAAATAAAACGAAGCCCCCGTGGACGTTGGGGAACAGAATCGGGGGCCTTCGACAAGAACCTACTCACCCAGATTATAGCACATGTGCTGCGAAAGGGTGAGGGGATGATGGCATTGGCATGGGATCGGTATGAGGGACAGGTAGAGTTATTCCCAGTTGCAACTGTTGAGGAGATCCGAGCGGCAAAATCGTTGCTCTCTCGGTATCGCCGGATGCAGTCAGTCGTTGAAGATATTGAGCGTAATGGCCTTGATGGGATTGCCCCTAAAGCTTTAGCAAGATATAATGCGTACAAGTTGAAGCTTCAGAGGACGGATCGAGCAATTCGGCTCATTCAAAATGAGGAGATTCGACGAATGATCGAACTTCGTTACATTAATGGGCTATCATACACTACTACGGTCGAAAGATTTTATTGGCACCGATCGACGGTTGATCGAAAGATCAATCGGGGGATCGAAGCGGTAGCCAATACCCTTCAGATGTGGGAATGACGCGAGAAAATGCGCGTAAGTTGCGCGTAAGTTGCGGCCAAAATGCGACAAATTACGAGGTACAGTAATAGCAGAAGCACAAATGCTTCCAGCTACTACTGTACCTTTTTTTGTTCATTGAAAACTAAATAAGTCGTGCGAAAAAAAGTAGCCAGGGAAACGTAGGTGCGGTATCCGTAAGTTAATCGGAGGTTCAGATGCCTTGCCCTGAAAAGCGACTCTAAATAATTCGAATCTTGTTCAATGAATCCATGTATGTATGGGGAAATTGAAGAAGAATCGACAAAAAAAGCATGATTCTATTGGGGGAGGAAGCTGACTTGGAACAACACACGACTCGATCTAAGAGAGTAAAACCACCTAGAATTTATGAACCGGAAATCATTAATACGAATTCGAAACAAGGTAGGCGCTGGATGGGATGGAGAACGTCAGATGGTATCCGAAAGAAAGTGTTAACCTACAAAATCGGTGACCATAGAGCATTATAGTCCAATTCAGTAGTCGAAAAATAAGAAAGTGAGGGGGATATTGATGCTACGAACTGTGATTAGTAAAATAATCGGATTGTTTAGAAGAAAAAAAGCAACCTCATCTATGAAAAATGAGGCTGCCATAATGAGTAAGCATTATCACCCTAACAAACCATGGGGATGAGAGATCCCTACTCGTTCGCAATGAATCCGATCCGGCGAGCGGGTTGTTCTTGATCCATTTTAGGGACAGCAGTTAGAAGAAAACTTAACTGCGAAACATGTTGGACCAATTCAGCCTTCTGACCATTAACGAATCCGTAGAAATGAATAAGTGATGGATTGCTATAGCCTATGTCAACCACATTCATCAGAATGGATTGACCGAAAGCAGCGAGTTGAATGGCAACTTCAGTTTCCTCATCAAGATTGCTTTCAAATCGAGCTATAGTTTCACCGAGGATTTCGTACTGGTAATCGGCCAATTGATAGTTTCTAATAGGATCTATGTTTGGCACTCTAATTTCAGGCATTTTGAACTCAGGCATCGAGAATCTAAAATCCGACATATTAACACCTCCTTTCTAAAATGCTTTTGGTTCTATCGGATATTATACGTTTGGTTCTAGCGAACTACAATTTCAAAATAATAGATGTCATGTAAACGAGGTGGTGAAATGAAGGTTGTCCAGCCGATCCGTGACCAGGCAGCCATAGATGGAATCAAGTATTACCTACGAATTAGAAGCATGAGAGATTATCTATTCTTTTGTTTTGGCATATACAGTGGTCTCCGCGTCTCTGACTTACTTCGGCTTCAAGTCAAGATGGTTAGAGGGAAGACCCATGTGCAAATAACAGAGAAGAAGAACGTACATGATAAGCAGTTCATCATACATCCATCAATCCGCGAGGATCTAGAACATTACATCAAGAACATGAAGGACGACGATTTTATATTCCCAAGTCGGCAGATTAAGACGAAGGAAAGACTTAGAAAACAGCCATTTCACCGGAGCACAGCGTACCGGATGTTGAACAAGGCAGCTAGACGATTCGGGCTTCGACAAATAGGCTGTCATACACTTCGAAAGACCTGGGGATATCAATTATACGTCCGCGATCCGAGGAACATCGCGTTACTAATGAAAATGTACGGACATCGCGATTCTATGATCACATTGGATTACATTGGCATGACACAAGACCTGATGGACGAGGCAATTATGGGCTTATAAACGCTGTTGAGTGCATCACAATAACAGCTATTGTGCACTCGATATCGAAAAGTGGGTTGAAGCCTTGAAAACACTGAAGAAGTGGTCTTAGTGCGAGTGCAACACAATACGGATTGAAGTTCACTCAGGAGTAAGTAAATGTAAGAAGAAGGCTGGGAATACCAGCGAATTTCAGGCCGATTTTTAGCGTCGTCGAGCGTCAAAAATAACGATTTCAATGGTAACGCTCAGGTCGGAGCGTTCCATTCTAACTCGAATACTCGAAATGACGTGCAGAACGACCGAATGCGGCCTTTCAAACGGAAATTGCGGCATCAGGTCACACGGCCAGAAGATCGCTTAGAAACGAAGAGAGATGCCTTACACGGCATCTCTTTTTTTGTGCCAATAGAAAGGAGTTCAGATAATATGCGATTGAAATTTAAGCTAGAAGACGGCGTGATGATTACTACTGGTGAAGAGGACGCTGAAAAACTGCTGGACATGTTCAATAGAAACAGGTTGAACAACGAAACGATGATCCACATCGTTTGTGCTACTGTCGAGACAATTCACGTAGGCATTGAACCGATGGGACCAGAACGTTTCGTGTCAGAGGCCGAATACATCTTTAGCATGAGTAAAGTCGTGTGGATCAAAGTCATTCGATAAACAGGCGGTGATGCATTGAAGTGGCACGGGAGAGAAGCACGAACCGGACAGCAGCCCTCAAGCTATGGCTAAAGAGTGGGCGAACGATGAAGCTGGGCGAGATCGCGGACGAGCTTAGCGTAAGTGCTGCGCTCATTCGTAAGTGGAAGTTCCTCGATAAGTGGGACGAGGTGCCAGAGAATCGACGAAGAGGCGGGCAGCCAGGCAATAAGAACTCCGTAGGAAATGCAGGTGGTTCCGGCGCTCCGATCGGCAACGATTACGCGCTGAAGCATGGCTATTACGCCAAGTACATACCGGAGGCAGTCATGCAGATCGTCGAAGAGATTCAGGAATCAGATCCTGATCCGCTAGACATGATCTGGAACCATATCATCGTTCTTGAGGCTATGCTGCTGCATGGACAAAAAATTACCCATGTCAGCGATCGTGATGACATGACGAAAGAACTGAAAAAGAAACGTTCTGGTAAGCATGGCACGGAAACAGAATACGAGATCCAGTTCGCACATGATAAGTTTGCAAATGCGTCTAAGACCAATGTGCTGATGATGCGTGAATTCCGTTCTTCTATGAAGCAATTCCTAAGCATGGCGCCAGAGAATGACGAGCGCCGCAAGAAGTTGGAGCTTATGGACGTTCAGATCGCACAAGCTAAGCTGAAGATGGAGAATGCCAAGAAGGATGATAAGAAGTCAGACGCTGAGGAATGGACCGAATCTCTTAAGCAGGTCGCTGAGCGTCGGAAAGCTATGGGGAAAGAGACATGAGTAATCGCAAGAAGAAAACATCTCCATTAGTAGACATCATCGACGTGTATTGGGACGATCCTGTCGCATTTGCAATCGACATACTCGGCTTCGAACCGGATGAATGGCAGCGTGGTGCAATGCAGGACGTTGCAGAGGCGAAGAGGGTAAGCATCCGATCAGGACAAGGCGTAGGTAAGACAGCATTCGAAGCTGCACTCGTTATTTGGTTTTTGTGCTGTCGTCCGAATCCGAAGGTCATCTGCACCGCGCCGACACGACAGCAGCTGCACGATGTGCTATGGGCCGAGGTTGCCAAGTGGCTTGAATCATCACTTGTGAAGCGAATCCTTAAATGGACCAAGACCAAGGTATACATGGTCGGCCATGAAGAGCGCTGGTTCGCTACTGCTAAGACAGCAACAAAGCCAGAGAACATGCAAGGCTTCCACGAAGACCACATGCTATTCATCGTAGACGAAGCATCTGGTGTTGCAGATAAGATCATGGAAGCAATCGACGGTACGCTCTCAGGTGATGATAATAAGCTCGTTATGTGCGGCAACCCAACGCGGACAAGCGGCTATTTCTACGATTCGCATAACAAGGACCGCGAGAACTTCCGAACACGCAAGGTATCGAGCTTAGACAGCAAGCGAACGAGCAAGGACAACATCGCCATGCTGAAGCGTAAATACGGTGAAGGCAGCGACGTCTATCGCGTTCGCGTCGAGGGCGAGTTTCCGCGTGGTGAGTCAGATAGCTTCATTGCACTGGAGCTGGCTGAGTTTGCGGCGAAGGAAGTCAAAGCAATACCTAGCGGCAGCGTTCTGACAGTAGGGTGCGACGTTGCTCGATTTGGCGACGATGAAACCTCTATCTATATAGGGATGGGCAAGAAGGTCGTTGGTGAGAAGCACCATCATAAAGAAGATACGATGGTCACTGCCGGCTGGGTTGTGCGCCTTGTCAAAGATACGCTTATCACGTATCCGTACATTGACCGTGTAATTATACGAGTCGATGATACGGGCGTTGGCGGCGGCGTCACCGATCGGCTGAACGAAATCGTTGCTGAAGAGGGGTTAGGCTGGGAGATCGTCCCGATCAACAATAACGGCAAGACGCTGGATAGCTACTACGGAAACCTTAGCGCTGAAATGTGGGGATCAATTCGATCAACGCTCGAAGCGAATATGTCGGATTTCATAAACGGTCATGTTCCAGAGTTCGAGCTTCCCAATGATGATCGTTTAATCTCTCAGCTCACTTCCCGAAAATGGCGTGTGAATTCGAAAGGGAAGATCATGTTGGAAAGTAAAGACGACATGAAGAAGCGCGGGCTTAACTCACCCGACCGTGCAGATGCCTTTGTTCTGGCGTTTGGAGAATACCTTGTCGAACCGGATGAACATATTATGGTTCCGAGCATCGGCAGCGTAACGATGCGAAGAGGCAGACAGTAACTAAGCGTAGTTTCGGAAAGGGGTGAACAAACATGAGATGGTATCAAAAGGTCATATATTCCTTGGCAATGAATGTACTTCCTGAAGCGATTAAAAGGCAGATGACAGGAACAGGACGCTTAACCGTTCCAAATGGCGTTAACCCATTCAGTATTTTCAACTGGCTGCCTAAGAAGCATCAGCATGCACATAATGTGGACCTCACAAAGCTACAGAGTTATACGGCAGAGGAATTGTTAGAGCTGCTAATATCGGTTCATCCCGATGTGTCCTATGCCCTCTATACGTACTTGAGAATGGGCGAGACCGGGATAACCTTTACAGCCAAAAAGGCACAAGGAGATAATGACAGCGCTGGTCAACGAGTGTTGGACGACTTGAAGAGCATGCTCAATTCGCCGCTGCCGTCACCTGGTTATCAGCATGGCCGATCATTGGACAAGCTCGATACGATTCAACGAATGATGGTCATGGTTCGCGGGGCATGTGCAGGTGAGGTCGTGCTGAACGAGGCATGCAATGATGTGATAGACATTGTTCCAGTCGATCCATCACTCATATGGTTTCGGCGTGAAACAGGAACATCGCGGCTTACGCCTTGGCAATTCGTAAAGAACCCGTCGCCGAGATCGGGAGAAGAATGGTTCGGCTCCTATAAGAAGATCGACACACCGACATTCATCTACGAAGAGTTTGACCCAATGGTTGATGATCCCTATGGACGAACGCCAATGCTTCCTGTTCTTCAAGTCGTTTTCTTCCACCTGCAGGTGCTGCAGGACTTGAAGGCGGTTGTACATAATCAGGGGTACCCTCGTCTCGATATATCGATGATGGAAGAAATCATGCTGAAGAACATGCCAGCTCAGATCAAAACCAACCCAGCTGCTCAGCAAAAATGGTTGAAAGAGCGTATGGATGAAATAACGAATCATTTCAACTCGCTTCATCCAGATGATGCGCTAGTCCATTGGGACAGCGTAAAGGTTGATTATCTTAAAGGCGGTAATTCAGGGCCGATGATTGACATTAAGAAGCTGATCGATATTATCGATACGCAAATGGCGACATCGCTTAAAACGCTGCTAACAATCCTATCACGACATCAGGGGTCAACAGAAACGTACAGCTCCATTGATACACAAATCTATATTAAGAATGTCGAGTCCGCGCGGAGCGTTACAAAACGCTTTTGGCAGCGGGCTTTTTCTATGGGAGCCAGAGTACGCGGCACCCAGACAATAGTTGAGGTTGATTACAGTCCCATCGATCTGCGTTCTGAAAATGAAGTCGAGAAGGATCGAAAGGTGAAGATGGAAAACTTGCTGACGGCAGAACGTGAGTTTTACATCACACCTAAGGAAGCAGCAGAAGAAGCAAGATGGACGCTTGGATTCCAATCGACGATCCCTGAAGAGCTTATTGGCCCATTGGAACAAAAGCGGGTACAGGGCTTGGCAACGAACGACGAGGCTCACACACTACCACCAGAGAGAGGAGGTGATTAGACAATGGCAAAGCCAACAGAAGAACAATTAGTACGTATTAATCAACTGGCGCTGGTGCCACTTACCGCAGATGAAACTTACGTATTTCCAGCAAAGCTAATCGGAGATCAACTGATCGAAAGCCGATACTTCCGAATGACACCTAACTTCCTGCGAAAAATGGCGGTTCAGGCTAAAGCAGGGATATCGCTACTGCTGGATCATTCATGGGCCAATCTTGGAATCATGACGATCCCGATCGGTAGGACATTCGATAGCCGGTTGCAAATGGATGGCGATGAGCTTGCACTCTATGCCGATCACTATATGAAGCTCGGGCAAGAAGTGGGAGATATCAAAGTTGACCAAATCGCTAATGGAATTGATGCGGGCACCATATTCGATACTTCAATCGGATTTACGGTATCCAGCCAGACATGCTCCATTTGCGGACAGGAATATTTCGGCGGATCATGTCCCCATATCCGGGGCAGAGAATACGACTCCAAGCTATGCTTCGTGGAGATTAATGACGGCCATCTAATGGAGAACTCCCTTGTGTTTGACGGAGCGTATCCAGGTGCTGGCGTGGTCGGCATGAGCAATGTCGCTTCAGAACCTGCAGGTGCGAAGTGGGAAGCCCTATCAGAAGATGCGAAGTCGCTGCCAAGCGATGGACGCATCTTCTATTCGTTTAGCGGAAGATCGGGATTCGAGGGATATGTGCTGAAGCAGGAAAATGAAAATAGATTATCCGAACCGGATAAAGGAGATGGAAGCATGACAGACGCACAAAAGGCAGCATTGGCAGGTCAACCGAACCAAACGGGAGCAGAAGAATTGCTGGGACAGATTAGGTTGTCACTCAATGTTCAGCAAAACGGTGAAATCCTTGGGAGATTGATTGCTTTGCATGCACAGGCAGCAGATGGACTTGCCTATAAACAAAAAATCACGGATGAGGCTTGCGGTGCAGGCGTTCGTGCGCTTGGCGAAGCATTCAATGTGGATTCCATGAAAGCCGTGTTGTCCCAGCTCCCTGTGACAGAGATTGAGAAGATCGCTAATTCGTATGAATTGCAGGCCAAATCCGTTCTTGGAGGCGGGGGCCGCCATACGCAAGGCGATAACCTTGATCTTCCGAATGGTGCGCTCAGCGGATCTACCCCAGGCAATCCCCAAGCAGCACAAGACGATGACGAAGAGACGCAGCGATTGAAAGCAAGGGAAGCGGCGATCGCTACACTGAAAAGTACAGGCCGCGGGAATTTGATTAAGGAGGGTTAATGGATATGAATAACAGACCGTATTATGGTGCGCCGGGTCCGGGTCCGGTATATACCCAAGAATTCATTGAAGTGTTGGCTTCGACCGATTTGCAAGCCAAGCTGCCTGGTGGCGTCTTGCTCGCACAAGGGAATGGCGTTGTCAAAAAAGGGACGGTCTTGGGTAAGGTTACGGCCACTCAGAAGTATGTTCCTTATGATGCTGACGCTTCGGACGGTTCGCAGGTAGCTGTTTGTATCTTAGACAATGATCGCGATACGACTGAGACTGACATTGGCGCGTCTGCATGGATTGCAGGCATCTTCACAGAGGACAAATTAACGGGTATCGACGCAGCAGCCAAGACAGCTCTTAAGCTTTGCTATTTCGTTTAATAGGGGGATATATCACATGGCTATTAATGTACTTGATCCATTGTTTCTTACAGAAGTCGTTCAAAATATTCGAACGGATATCAATTCGTTTCGGGGAGCGCAGCTATTAACTGGTGGCGTTGACCTGAAGCCAGAACGCGGCCTGACGATTGAATATGACATCACGTATGACGACACAGGCATGACGCCTCCAACTGGCCTAAACGATCCATCACCTATTCACACGCCGCCAGTCGTGAAGAATATGTCATTCACGAACCAAGAATGGCGTGAAAAAGTGGTCGTTGACCGCGAAAAGATGGCCACTTTGCGTAAGCCAGGGAATAAGCTCGACCAGCTTTGGGCGGAAGAGTATATGATTGATCGAATGATTGGCCTGAATACGAGGCTGGAAACACGGTTTGAGTGGATGCGTTGGCAATCACTTACGGGATCGCTTACGATTCCAGCCACAAAAACGAAGCCGGCATTCACCATTAATTACGGCGTGCCAGCAGGCAACAAACCTACGGCTGCTGTGCTTTGGAGTAATACGGCGACAGCTGATCCGTTGAAAGACCTGGATGAGTGGACGCTGAAGTTCAGAGGCAGCGGTGCGAGAGCCGTTCGAATTGTAGCGAATAAGAAAGTGGATTCACTGCTTAAGCAAAACGAGAAAATTCGGGACTTGATCAAACAAACACTCGGCAAAGAGCTTGTTACTTCTGAAACATTGGCAACAGTCATCGGTCAGAGTATTAATGGTCTGGAGTACGAGGTTTATGACGGTGGTTATATTGACGAAGCGGGAATCTTCTATCCGTTCATTCCGGACAATGCCATCATTATTCTTGGACAAGGCGTCTCCGGTACCATGATGGACCTGGTAACAAGCCCGAATAACTACGAAGATATTTTCACGGGGCATATTGGCAAGTTTGCACTGCCGAAGCTGATCAAGGGCGATCCCGATCAATGGCAAGTGATCAATGGAGCCACGGTGCTGCCAAAGCTGAAATATGTGAACTGGCATATTTTCGCCACAGTAGCGTAAGGGAGGCGTTCATATGGTCATCGTAAAAGTATTGGTCGATGCTGTAGGGACATATAACGCAGGGGATATCGTAACTGATGCCCCTGCAGGTCTTGTTGAAATTGCTCAGAAGGAAACCCGAAATGCTGCAACTGGTGAGCTATTAGCAGTTATCGTGGAAGATGACAATCAGACAGATGACAACACGGTTAATGGCGCAGGTGGGAGCAAAGAAGAAGACAACAGGGGAGAACTGGATGAACTAAAGGCCGTGGCAAAGAAGCTTCACATTTCAGGGTACACCAAAATGAATCTTGAAGAGCTTCAACAAGCGATTGCTAATGCTGGCGGTAGCACTGATGGTCAATAGGATTCTCACGAGCGACACGTACCATGATGAAGTGCGGGCGCGGCTTGGAGTAGGTGAAGATGTCCTATCGAACACCACTATCGATGCACCGTCCATACTGTCTATTTCGGAGGCTAAAGTCATAGCCAGCATCCCTTTCTATACCGAGCTGACAGGTGATGATGCCAACTTTGTGTATGCCGCTGCTGTATGTATGGTAGCGGCTACGCTTGCGCCATCCATGGCTGCTAGATATACAAAGCTAAAGAAAGATTTTGACTTCTCGATAGAGACGCATACGGTCAATTGGATGCAGAAGGCGGCTAGTCTATTTGATGAAGCAATGGAGTTAATTAGCCTTGTAGCAATCAATGGTGAGGGAACGAATAGCCCTCCTGTCATATCTGCATCTGGACCTACTCGATTGAAGGCTATGAACAGGATGAGGTGATGCTAATGTTTCATCAGTTCGCGCATCGGCACACTCCGTGCCAGATCAACGGACAAGCAGAAGCTGTTATCCTCTCACGGGAAACCAAGGGAACGACGGTTATGGGTAAGGAATACGTTTATAACGGATTATTCGCACCTGATTCAATTGTTCAACGGGGCGACATCGTTCAGACAGATGACCAATTCCTTGTGTTGACGATTCGTAATACAACTGAACTGGATTTATGTGCATCCTTGCTGAAGACAAATGTAGCGGTGGATCTGCAGCGGCATACGCAGGAATATGACGGGAATGACAATCCGATTGGAGGCCCGCAGTTTGTAACTGTGTCGGAAGATGTGCCAGCCTTCGCACAGCTTGTCTCGGCAAGTCTGCTGCGAGATGAGCCAGGACTGCTGCCAACAACGAAATATGTACTGACATTGCAGACGAGCGTGCCCGTGAAAGAGCCGAAGGATGCGGAGCTGATTTCCCCCGATCGAATCATGCTTGCAGGACGTGCTTACCAGGTCGATGTTGTGGATCGGATCAAGTACCCGAATCTGCTTCATGTACAGCTGTCGGAGGATATGCGATGAGTGACGGCTATGTTGGATATGACAGTTCAACGGCAACGCGGGACTTACGTAATGCGCTGCTGTCGGAGATTATTCAGCTGTCACAGCTTGTGGCAGAGACGGCCAAGGGCAATGTCCGATACTATCCCGAGGTACGCGAACATATTCGGCAGCACCTGGAGACGCTTGCGTCAGACATGTTCTCGATGCATATCACAGCAGACTATTGGCAGGCGTGGCTTGAGCAGTTCGGTAAAGGATCGCTCATGGCCGACTCGAGTCAGAACGCTGGGCTTGTGCGCTACATGAGCAGCGATAGTTGGAACGCTCTGAGGCCAAGCGGCAGTCATGTGGTCGTCGGTCGTGGCAAGGGTCGATATAAGAGCATTGACGGCAGCATAAAGCAATCGGGCGGCTCGTATGCGGGCGTTGACTTGGAGGAGTTGGCAGCACGAGGCGATATCGACAAGAGCTTTGGGCCGACGCCTCCGACATTCTTCCTTCGTATCGCACTGCAGGCGAATCGAAAGCGCATCTTAGAGGGGCTGCAGCGCGTCATTGACAATTTTCCGTATCACAAATACTTCAAGATGAGGTGAGGCAGTGAGTCAAGGGCTAATCGACGCGGTATATAGCGTGCTGAAGCAAGACGAGCTCATCCTAACTTATCTGGGACTACAACGCGGATCGCCGCCTGAACTGCTGACGAAGCGGTTTATTAAAGGGATCGAAACCGACGCGGTCACCATCTCTGAGAATGTGCCTCAGATCCAGACCTACATCATGCCAGGACGCTTCGGTCATAATCATATGGTTTATGCGGGAAAGTTCTGCATCGACTGCTATGCCAAAACAAGTGTTGATGCTCGTGTAATGGCAGATCGTGCCTTCAAACTGCTGCATGATGAGTATATTGCGCATGAGTCATTCCGTTCATTCCGCTGCCATCTAGCCTATGATACAGACTTTGCGACCGGTATTACTGGAATCAAAGGATACAAGGCCATTTATGATGTAGATTATGTCCGGAAATGAGGTGATGACAAGTGAAGCAGGATGAGACAGAAGCAAGCAGCACAGCGGAGCAGCCGAAGCCATCGGAAGCGGACAAGCTGAAGCAAGAAAAGATCAAGCTTGCGAAGAAGATCGGCTTATGGGGTACTTACGCTCCAGAGAAGGGCTACAGACAAACCAATGAATATCAACGCATTAAAGAAATCGACAAACGCTTATCCGAAATCTCAAACGGATAGGCGTTTTTTATTGACGGGAGGAACTACAAATGCCAGAAATGTCCACCAAGCAATGGGTTGTAGATGATATTTCGAACGCAGCGCTGTTTGATGAGAATGATAACCCTAACGCATTCTTTGAGCGTTTGAACAAATTGACCCTGAACATTGATTCTAAGCAGTCGAGGGTCTATGGCGGTCAGAGTAAGTACGCGTTTCACTTGACAGAGCAGGATGCGGAGTCCGGCATCCAACTGGAGAATGCACAGCTCGACTTTAATATGCTGGTAGCAGCAACAGGGGCGACACTTGTTACAGGTGCAACAATGGAGGTGCCGTTCTATGAAACGCTCACGGTGAAGGCTGGATCAACGATCACACTTGAGAGAGCAGCCACTCTTGTTGCAGATTCTGAGCGAGTGGTTGTCGTTTCCAAGGACCATGAGAGTGCTGGCAAGCAATTGGAGCGGGTAGCAGCTGCACCAACAGCTGAGCAGTATACGGTTGCGGCTGGCGTTATTACATTCGGTGATGAATCGCTTGTCGGCAAAGATGTGCGGGTATTCGGTTCGTATACTTCTACGACGGCGCAATCGGCATCGCTTACGACAACGACACGGAATAAATCGTACAAGTTCGTCGCTTACGGTCGAGCACTGGATGATGAAACAAGAGAATACTTCGACGTCATTATCGTCGTTTACAAAGCTCAGCTGCTTGGCACCTTCGCCATTGACCAGCAGCGTAAAACGGCAACGGCCAACTCGCTTGAGCTGGCAATTTTGGATGCGAACCGCAGTGATGGCAAAGTAATCGACATCATTACGGTCTAGTTGTTTTCATTATCACGAGCGGGAGAGTAAATGCTCTCCCTGTCTTGTCTTACAACACAAATATGAGGAGGACTAAACAATGCAACAACAAGACTTGGATCTTATTATGGGGATCGGACCGATCGTTCAGTTTTCTACAGAGATTAAGAAGCAGGTCCGTGTGGGTACGGTTAAGCAGATCAAAGAAGTGGGCGAGCTTTACACATCCGGCTTGAAAACCTTGAAGTACGCATTAGTATTCACGAATAAGGAAAACCCGGATGCTGACATTGAAAAGTGGCTCGAAATCCTCAATATGATCCTGATTGAAGGTATTACACGAGAGGAACTGAACGATTGCATTCCAGAGCTGGTGGAAGCGGCGGTCGAACGATTTCTATTTGGTAAGCAAGGCACCGAGTAAGGAGCCTTCAGGAGAAAGCAAGCCCATGACGATGGCCGAGATGTATGGGCGGCTTTCTCGTCGGAAGCTCGTGAAGCCGTGGTATGACCATAACTGGCACGAGATCACAGCGATCATAGAAGATATGGAGAACGAAATGAAGGAGCAGATCCGCTTACACGGCGGTGAAGTGAAGGAACCGAAGAAGCTGACTCGCTCGGCTATCGGGCAGATTCTTGGACACTTCAATCGAGGGGGGTGATAGACGTGGACGATAATAGGGACGTGGTCGGGGCCCGATTGAAGCTGGACACCTCGAAGTTAACACCAGCATTCAAGGTAGTCGACGGTGGTGCTCGTCAAAACGCAGAGTCATTTAAGAAGCTGAACGCTGAGATTAGCGTTACAGAGAAGACATATGTGTCTTTGGCACGGGCGATGGACAAGACGGCCCTGAGTTCCGAGCAGCGGCAAAAGAAGATCCAGGACGAGTCGAACGCACTCGTTGCTCAGCGGCGTGCGCAGGCAGAGCTAATAAGCGCCAAGACGGCCGCAATGAACAAGACTAACACGGTAGTCGATGAGAAGATGAGAGCGCAAGCAGCTATTGTGTTAAGGCGTGAGCAGGCGATTGAGCAGCAAGAGAAGCAACATCAGGCACGAATGCAGACTTTGCAAAATCGGGCGAATGCATCTGCAAATACCGATCGACTCGTGCAGGCTCGTCTTGATCGTCAACTGCAGATCACTCGAACGGCTCAAACGAAGCTGGAACAGCAGACAGCCGCGCACCAGGCTCGATTGAACCGGCTTAACCAGCAGGCAGCGGGAAATACGGTGTATACGACCAGTTTGGCCGACAAGTTCCAGAACGCAGTTATGCATGCAACCGTGTATCAAGCGCTTTATTCGGCTATTCATGTTGCGCAGGCAGCCATTAAGGAGGGGCTTGTCGGTATCGAGTCGAATATGGCCGGCTATATGCAGACGAACGAGGCTTATTTTGTCTCATTCAACGAAGGTACGCATGAGATGGTCGTGAACACGCAGCGGCTGCATGAAGAGACAACGAAGTTCATTCAGACGGCGCATGACCTTGGTGCGCAGATCGGTGATGTGACCGAATCCGCTCGCTTATGGGGCCGGATGTATAAAGACGTTGGTATCGTGCAGGAGCTTGTTCGCCAATCGACACAGCTATCTGTTGTAGACATGGTGTCACTCGAAAGCGCAACGAAGGGCATGGAGTCCGTACTGTCGCAGTATGGCGTGCAGATTGAAAACACCAACGATGCAATGGTAATCGGTAATCGTGTTCTCGATAGCTGGTCGAAGGTCGCGCATGACACGATGGCGCCGGCGAAGGACTTGGCTGCTGCATTCCAGCGGACGGGTAAGATCGCATCGGAGACAGGCGTATCGTTCGACTTCATGAACGGCCTGATCGCGTCTGGTGTTCGAAACACGGCATTATCAGGCGAAAACCTCGGTAACATGTGGAAGACCGTACTCGGTACGATTCGGACGGACAAAGCCGTCAAGGAAATCGAGAGTTTAGGCGTTGCGACAACCCAAATGGTAGACGGAATGGAGCAATGGCGTAAAGCTGAAGACATTCTGCTTGATCTATCCATTGCAGTGACGAACAAGAACTATGACCTAACAGAGTCTTATGCGGCTATTTCACGCGGCGTGTATCAATATGCGAAGCTGGCGGCATCACTCAATGCAGGCGACATCTTGCTCGGTACCGCATCATCGATCGGATCATCAGGGGCTACGCTGGAATACCTGCAGGTGCAGATGGATACGATATCCCGCAAGGCTAGCCAGGTCAAAACATCGTTGCTTGAGATATTCAACCAAGCAGGCGACGATGGGCTCCGTAGAAGTATCAAGGATGTACTGGATGCGCTCGACCGGCTGATGATCGGTCTTACGAAGGTACCGACAGGCGTTTATGCAATGACTGCCGCGCTTGGCGGGGCATTACTCGCATATAAGGCATTGAAGGCTCCGGTCCTTAACCTTATGACGGCTGTTAGTGTGCTGACGACAGCGAAGACAGCTGATGCGACAGCAACGGCAGCATCTACGGCTGCCAACGAGGTCAATACAACGACAACGATTGCTTCGACGGTGGCACAGACGGAGCGGGCGGCGGCGAGTACGGCCGGAGCGGCAGCTCAGATGAACGTTGCAAGAGCAACAACGGCTGCGACTGCAGCGATGTCCGCTGAAGCAGCGGTTATGACGGTTGTTACAGGCGGACTCGTGCTGCTTGGCGCAGCTTTTGCTGGCGTGGCTTTTGCGATGGGAGCAGACGAGAAGGCGCGGCGGGATCGGGTTCAGGCGCTGAAAGACGAGGATTCGGTTAACCAGCAGCTCGTTAGTCAGTATCAGCGGCAGATTGATTTACTGCCGAAGCTGGTCAATGCGCATAACTCCTATCAGCAGATGCTTGATAGTGGCACACTTGCAGAAGATCAAGCCGCGAGGGTGAAGAAGCAGCTCGATGAGGTTTCTCAAGCACTCGTTATTACTCTCGGCTCCGAAGGTGCTGCACAGCTAAAAGCGGCGGGATATACGGAGCAGGCTGTTCGCCAGCAGGTAGATGCGCTAAATGGTCTGATTGCCGCGAAGAAGGAAGCGAGCAAGGCCGTACTGGAAGATCAGCGAGATGAGTTGCTGATACAACAGTCGAACACGCAAGCGGCAATCGATAAGAAGCAGAAAGAGCTTCAAAAGGCAACGGAGTCACTGGAGAGGTCACGCAAAATTTTCAGCAGTGTATGGCTAGGCGGGGACACTTCCGCTGAAGAAAAGAAGGTCCAAGATCTTACGGACCAGCTTAGCGACCTTACCGCAGAGAATAACAAGCTTATCGAATCACTTGCAGATGTGAATGTATCGTATGCGGAAGCGGCTCTCGCTGCCGATCAGCTGGCCGGTTCGAATGGGAAGGCTACGGACAGCACGGAAGAGGCAGAAGAGGCTCTTGCGGATCTGAAGGATCAGATTCAGAACAATGGCTCCGCGGTTAGTCAGCTTAACCAGGTGCTCAGCGACTTGCGTAAAGCACAGTCCATGAATGCCGAGAACGCAGCGGACCTTATCATTCAATATCCGCAGCTTGCAGACAAAATCTACAAGACAGCGGACGGCTGGGCGTTTGAAACCGATGCGGTTGAAGAGCTTCGTAAGGCGAAGATCCAGAAAGCCATAGATGATCTGAATTCAGAGAAGTCATCGGAGCTGAGCACGCTCACAGCGACTCAAAACCGGATGAAGGCATACGGCATCGAAATGCAAGGAATCAAAGACCTTGCGACTTATAAGGCGAAGATGAATGAGGCAGTGGATAAGCGTAATAAGCTGGAGTCAAGCTTGAACGGAACATTCGCAAGCAGTATGAATGCCAATTCAAGCACACCGTTCAGCTCATTGTTTGGCGTAAGTGAAGCGACTAAGGGGATTGTCCAGCAGTATGTCGCTGAAGAAGATGCAGCGTTAGATGCGATATCGAGTGTGTACGACGAGTACTTTGAGAAGATGGACGAGTATGATCAGAGGATCGGAGCTCTAACGAAGCTGTACAACGATCCTAACTATGGTGTAAGTTCGGATTCCTCTTCCAGTTCGAAGGATAAGTCTTCATCTTCATCATCATCCAATGATGATCCGCAGGCCAAGGCTTTTGAGGCATCCCAAGATTGGATTGATCATCGCAAAAAGATGGGGCAGCTCACGCTTGAACAAGAGCTCCAGGCATGGCAACGGATACAGTCGCAATATGCGCAAGGCACCGAATGGCGAAAGAAAGCAGACGAGCAAGTCTACAGTCTTCAGCAGCAGATCTTAGAGAAGAAGCAAAATGCCGAGAAGGAAGCATATGATGCTTCGATGAATTGGCTGTCTCATCAGAAGGCCATTCGAGAAGTGTCGGCTTCTGAAGAACTTGCGATACTGGAGAAGCTGCAGGCGCGATATAAGGTCGGTACCGAAGAGCGAATGAAGCTGGACGAGCTCGTATATGCTGCGAAGAAGGCTGCACTAACGGAGTCAATGAGCCAATCAGAAGCCTACTTAGCACACGAGAAGGCAATGGGCCGGTTAAGCCTTGAGGCGGAACTGAAAGCATGGGAACGAATCCAGCAGCGCTATGTCAAAGGGTCGGAAGAGCGGATGAAAGCGGACGAGCAGGTCTATGCGCTCAAAAAAGAGCTAATGGAGCAAGAGCAGACGGCAGCGGAGAAGCTCGCAACGAATCAGAAGTCCATCATTGATAAGCTGCAAAAGGCTGAACTTGAGCGAATCAAGGCTGAGAAAGAAGCGTACATTGCGGCGAAAGATGCTGAAATTGAGGCGTTGGATGCATTGCTTGACGCTGAGGAAGAAGCCAATGAGGATGAGGATTTCGAGAAGGAGCTAGCTAAGAAGCAGGCTCGTCTTGCTGAACTTGAGTCAGCGGTTGGCCCGGATGGATTAAAAGAGCGTCGTGAGCTGCAGGAAGAAATTGCGGACATGCTGGTCGATCGCCAGCGGACGCTATACAAGCGGGAAATTGAAGCCCAGAAGCAGCAGCTTGAGGACGAGAAGGATCTGAAGACGCAGGAATATGATGATCAGATCGAGGCATTAGAGGATCACTACCAGGAGCTTTTGGACGCTTTCGATTCCTTCTCGTCAGATACTGCCGAACAGGCTGAATCGCTTAAGCAGTTGCAGATCCTGAAGGAGTCCGAGAAGAACGAAGCCATCTTGGATCAACTCGATTCGTTTATTGCGAGCTATCAAGCTAAGATGAGCACATTGTCCAGCTTGTCATTGTCGCAAGAAGATCAGGATTTGGCCGAGTACAACAGCAACAAGGATGCCTATGAGGAAGCGAAGGCTCAGGGTGACGCAGCTGAGATGGCAAGGCTGACAGCGCGTAATGCGGCGCTTCGTGCGCAGTATGGCATTACAACGGACACAGGCAAGCTGCAGCACTTCAGCGAAGGTGGAGAGGTGCAGGGCAGGACTGGCGAAGCGGTACCCGTTATTGCACATGCAGGTGAGATCGTCTTAAATGGTTCCCAGCAAAGCAATTTGATGCGGCTGCTTAACTTCCAGATGCCGCAATTGAGCTATGATACGCCGACATACGAGAAGCCATCACAGCAGAGTGTAACCAACCATAACTATTACACGGTGTCGACGGGTGACGTAACGATCGATGATGCGTCAACGGCCACAGTGTTCTGGTCCGAGCGAGACAGCTACATGCGTAATATCCAATCGAGAGCGGGGGATAAGCAACGATGATAGATGGCAGAATCGAAGGAAGCGGGCTATCTGTGACGTTCTCCGAGCTAGGGCTTGGCATCAAACGGCGCGATATCCCCGTGCTGCCAGAAACGCGGGACTACAGTGTCGCGATAGCGGGCGTTGATGGTGAGGTTGATTTCGGGTCGGAATACGGCCCGCGAATCATTTCACATGAATGTGTCGTAATGGCAAACGATTCGACATTGGATTATCATGCAAAGCTGGCGCGGATCGCACAGGTATTCAACGCTAAGCGTGGGGATCTAATTGTTACATATAGTGATCTGCCGAAAAGGCGGTACCGGATGCGATATGCCGGAACGATGCCCATTGAAAAGCTCATATTCGACGGCAATATAACGATTCCAATGAAGATGCATGATCCATTTCCAGAATCGCTTCAAGACACAGAGCGGAGGGAATACGACCAAGGACTTGAGTTCGGTCAAGGCTATGAATACAATAATTCCTTCTTTCACATTACGACCAGCGGGCAGACGATTGAGATCGAGAATCAGGGCTCTATTGATGTTCGTCCGCTTATTCGAATAATCGGATCACTACAGCAGCTGGAGCTATCCGTTGATGGACAGACCTTCACATTCGGCGGCGTCATGCAAGCAACGGACACGCTTCTGTTAAACGGAGATCGGTATACCGTCAAACTCAATGATATGAACGCCTATTCGCAAACGAATGGCGTTTTTTTATCGTTGAAGCCGGGGGTTTCAACGATCACCTGCACAGCGTCGAACCCTGACTTTACGATCGAGTTCATATTCAGACACAAGTACCTATACTAAGGAGGGAGCACTTCATGCCTTTCATACCGCGTATTATCAATAAAGACTTGGATTCTGAGAATCTGCAGAAACACAATGACAACTTCTTGGAAATCAAAATAGAACTAGATAAACACGATCAAATTACAAGTGAATCGAAAGACCGAATAGAAGATTTAGATATACGTTTCGATGGTCTAATTGCAAATGCGGGTAATAGTAACGCCGAGATAGTAGATGCTCGACATGACCCTATCACTGGAGTTTCATATCCAATTTTACAATATCGACTTAATGCAACTTCTGAACAGATGGCTACAAAGGCAAATCAATCTGACCTTACTTCTACCATTGCTACCATTGCGACAAAGGCAGAAAAATCAGAGGTTTATAGCATGATTGTATCTGTATCTGATGGTACACCGGAGGCATTTAAGGATCTACCTGCTATTCAGTCCGCATATCCAACCGGATCGAACCAAGCGAAGTTAAATATAGCAGATGGATATGTGTACAACTGGAATGGATCAGCGTGGTTGCAGGGGTGGATGTATCAAACTTCCGGCATCTCTAACGGGAGCATTACTCCTGCAAAAACCAACTTTTTTAAGATATCGACCAACCTGTATAATCACGACACGAGTACTCAAAACTTAACAATAAGCAGTGCAGGGGTAGAGACGGTTAATACAGACTATGTCGTTTCTGATTTTATTGCAGTCAATCCTAACTCTGATATGTCGTTCAATCCAGTTGGCAACGCGAACGGGTTCCTGTATTTTGCGGAGTACGATTTGAACAAAGTATTTATCACAAGACGGGATTGTTCAGCCACTAAGACATTAGGAAGCAGTACGAGATATATCCGTGTAATGGGGCAAAAAATCTATATCAAAGCTGCAACAGCACAAGTCAATGCTGGCAATGCCATTTTACCTTTTGAACCTTACTATGTAACAGTGGATGAGGGATTTGTCGGACAAATCATTGGTACCAAAAATCTAAAGGACAAGACTATTACGGAAGAGAAGATCGGCGATAACGCCGTTTCACCGAAAGTAGATGTATCTCAGTCTGCATTAAGATATAAGGCAGATAAACTCATTAGACCTTCATTCGAAATTGGAGCGCTCAGCACTTCAAATGGTACTAACTTAGACACAGATGTTGGATGTATTAGAAGTGTTGACTACTTTAGCATCTCAAGCAAAGAGATCGTTAATGTATATTTGAGAGATAAGGAAAACTATCACTGGGCCTATTTCCAATATAGTCTGGATGGCACCTATATTAAAAACAATGCATACACAAGAAATGATCTTCACCTGGAAAGTGGCTATAAATATAAAATTCTTGTAAGAAAATACCCAACGGATTACACAACAAATGTTACAAGTCAGTTGGCTAGTATAGCCGCACAGATGTGTATAACGTACAATGAAAAGTCTTATTATTTTAGTCCCGAACCAATAAGCGGATGGTTTGAAGCGCCTGTTGTCAGTAGCTTCGGCAGCGGGAACACGATAGATGCAATTTACAACATATATGATGGCCTTGCAGCGGAACACCCTGATGATATTAGCAAATCATTCTTAGGTAACGATAGCACCGGATTACCGATTTACTCGTATCAATTTAAAGGCAGCGAAGTAAAGCAACGGTCTAGTTATTCGTCATTTTATACTCGTAGCCTGCCGAAAATCATTATTGCAACAAACATACACGGTGACGAAAAAGCATCCACTTATGCGATTGCAAACCTTATGAAGCTGATTTATACGAATTGGGGAAGCAGCCCATTATTAGAGTATTTAAGGTTTAATGTGCAGTTCGTCGTGGTTCCTATTGTTAATCCATATGGATTTAATAATGTTACAAGACGAAATGCAAATGGTGTGGATTTGAATCGAAATTTCGATTACCGTTGGAGCGCTTCTACGGATGACTATAAAGGGGCATCAGCCTTCAGTGAAGTGGAAAGCCAGTATATAAGAACACTAATCACAAACAACTTAGATGCGATGTGTTTCCTTGACTTTCATATGAACGGTTCAAGCGGGTATGATTGGACTGAAACTTATTGGTCTAATATCAATCAAGTTATTCCTGAAAATCAGATATTTGATCCAGCAAGCAGGTTCATTATTAGTAAGATGACCAGAAGAGGGCAGTCAACATATAACGTTCCCTCTGACAGCGGAATCATAGGCCGGATATCTTACGACAATGATACTCCGTTGATGGCTGCATGGGTTGCAAAGCAAGGGATTCCAAGTGTGCTCTGCGAGTGTGCAATGAAGCTGCCTTCAGAGTCAGAAAGCTACACAGTAACTGTTCATCAAATGAACTTGGAGTACGTAACAAATATGCTACTTTCGATCGTTAACCAATTTAAAACAGCGTCTTTATAGTGCTGTTGGGGGTTACTATGCTAACGATTTTAAACAAAAACCAAGAACCGATCGGCGTCCTTCCCGATGCATCTGACGTCAAGCGACGGCGCCGCATCAATTCTGATTATGAGCTGTCCTTTGTTCTTCCGATGACCAGTGATGACTACAAAAAAGTAGCCATCAAAGGTCATGTCATGGATGACCGAGGGCAGCTCTTCGTCGTTAATGACCGTGCACGGAAGCGGGACGGGAAAAAGCGTCTTGTGGAGTTTACCTGTATGCATGTCATGTTCAAACTGACGGACTTTAAATTCCCGTATGCGTCTTACATCGAAGAAGCCTATGGCGTCAGTATCGAGACGCTGCTGACATCAATATCAGCTGCTACAGGCGGCAAGTTTACTTTCTCGCTAGATGACAGCTTCGACCTTAAGGACATCAAGGACTTCGGCCAGGGGAATACGCTGGAGGCGCTGAACTTTGTCCTGGACAAGTACGAGGCTGAGATTGAGCCAGATAACTTCGTGATTCATGTGCGCAAGCAGATCGGCACCGATCGTGGGCTGCAGTACCGGTACCAGAAAAACATCATCAGCAATAACTTTAAAGATAGCTCACGGGCACTGACAACGCGCCTGTTCGCCCAAATGAAGGACGGTCGCACCTTCATAGGGCTTGCGGCCAGCAACCTGACGGACGAAGAATATGAGCTGCTTAACGCCGTTCCTGGTGCGATCGTTGACGGAGAGATCCGCGTCAACTATCTTATTTCGCCATATGCAGAGTATTGGGCGAATAACACGAATGACTATTACGACAACGAGATTATCGATCAGGATATTGAAGATCCGCTGGAGCTGCTGCAGCTGACACGCAAATCCTTAAGAGAACAAGAAGTACCGGCTATTGATATATCCGTGTCCGCCGCCGCACTGCACCGAATCGACGAAGAGGAGCCTGAGGCTTATCTGGGAGATACGGTGACTTTGATCGATGAAGAGATGGAGATTGACCACATCACCGCGCGTGTTATGGAAGTGACGGACTACTTGTTCGACAAGGACAAGCACCCGGATGTCAGTCTGGCCAACTTCTATTTGCGTGATTACTACGACATCATTGCCGATCTAAACAGTACCAAAAAGACCGTCGACAGCATTATGAGCGGCGGCAAGGTCCGAACCAACTCGTTTGAGAACTTCGCTGCACAGGCAGTATATGACATCGATAATTCGAAGTCTCAGGTCATCTATGACGAACGCGGGATTGTACTGCAGAGTCTGGATAATCCGCTGCACCAGGTTGTTATGTCATCAGGTGGCTTATATGTAACAGAAGACGGCGGCAATACAGCAGAGGCGGCGCTGACGGCGATGGGGCTTGTTGCGGAAAAGGTTGTCGGGACGCTGGGTAACTTCATCGAGATCGAGATCGGAAGCGGGAACAACGTCTTCAAGGCGAACCAGACGGGGATTCACCTCGGTCATCAGGATTTTGAAAGTGCACCGTTCCGTGTAGACATGTTAGGCAGGCTCATTGCGACTCAGGCAACGGTTACAGGAACGATCAATGCAACGGGTGGAACGTTCTCGGGGAACATTGATGTAACGGGTAAAATAAGCGGCGGGGTAATCGAAGGTGCAACCATGAGGACTGCATCTTCAGGCGACTATGTGCAGCTAACATCAGGTCTTGCGACGATTGATCTATGGATTGACAATGCACAAGCTTTTCAGATCAATAGGAGTGGCGGCGGGGTTCTGTTATGGAGTCCGAATAATTTGGGGATGTATACACATCAAGGGGATACATGGTACTTCCGCTCCGCTAGCTACTTTACAGGTTATACAGAATTTAACGCGGGGGTGAACTTTCAGTATGCTAGTGTTTCGGGGTTAACAATTAACAAAGTGACAGGGCTTCAAGCAATACTAACATCACTTCAAGATCAGATTAATGCACTGGGATAGTTATAAAATATCGTAGATTTATTAAAAATTGAATGGTCATACGTTCTGATGCATGATAACATATTGTAAATTACCATGTATTAGGGGGTTATAGCGTGAGGAAAATTTCAATCTTACTGCTTGGCGTGATTATAGGTGTGCTTATCAGTATAACAACAAGTGTATATGGAGAATCCTTGCGAAGCCTAGTTGGCCAGAAGATTCAGGGTGAAATGAAGGTTGTCTTGAATGGACAGCAATTCGATACAGCCATCGTAGTGAATGGCAAGAGCTATGCGCCATTACGTAACACTTTCGAAAGTGCGGGGTACAGCGTCTCTTTATCTGAAAAAACAGTTATTTTGACGGAATCAACCGCTGGTGCCGTAGAAACAAGCGATGTTACGGATTCAGTTATTGACGGGGGAGTTACAGTGGACGATTCTAATTCTAGCTTAAATCCGTATCGAGGATATACTCTTAAACAGATTAATGAATTAATTGACTCGGATAATGATACGATTGCATATCTAGAAAAGCTGATTTCCGAGTATCCAGATGTTGAAGGATACAAAAAATCTTTAGAAGCTAGCAAACAATCACTTGCTTTGCTTCTAGAGAGAAAAGCAGAGCTCGAAGCAGAAGCTGCAGCTGCAGCTCAAGAATAATAGTGCATACAGAAGACCCTCGATCGACTCAGATCGGGGGCTTTTCTATTTAGAGGGGAGGTGAAGGGTAATGAAAGCAAGAGCGCTACTAGAACTCGTTGTGGACACAGCAAATCCAGTCGAGGAAATCCAAGCATGTATTGCAACGATCTCCTTGCAACACGGGCCTAAACAATTACAGATCCTGAAGGATATTGAGATGTGGCTGAGTGAAACAATTATTGAGATGGAGATTAAGCAATCTTCACTTGAGAAGCCAACTAACCAAGATATGAAGTCATAATACAAAGCGTTTGTAAATTCGAGGTCGGGCAGATGCTCGGCCTCTTTACGTTGAGGGGGCGAACCGTATCAGTACACAGATCATCGCAATAATTATATCAGCTATGGCCGCATTTAGCGGCGTCATCCTGGGATGGACAAGTAAGTCAAGGACAGTCAAGCAAGATACGGCAGCCGATGCAAGTAAGGATGCGCTGCTTCGCGCAGATATGGACTACATCAAGCGCGGTGTTGACGACATGCGCGTCGAGATTAAGGTACAAGGACAGCGGTACGACGCTCTCGCCGAGCGCGTTACACGAGTCGAAGAGTCAGCCAAGCAAGCACATTATCGGATTGATCGGATTGACAAAGAGAGGGGATAAGTCAATGACAACTTGGATCAAGGCAGCAACTATTCGCGCCATTAGGACGGCAGCTCAAACAGCTATCGGTGCTATCGGTGCGGCAACGGTATTTAATGGTGTGGATTGGAGAGTAGTGGGCGGTACCGTCCTGCTCGCCACGATTATGAGCTATTTAACGAGCCTGGCGGGATTGCCAGAGACTTCGAAAGAGGGCACGACATATGAGTCGTAAAATCTCGCAAGCGGGCATTAGCCTAATCAAGTCATTCGAAGGCTGTCAACTTACGGCGTACAAGCCTGTAGCTACCGAAACCTATTACACCATAGGCTGGGGCCATTACGGCTCTGACGTCAAGGCAGGCATGACAATCACACAGGCGCAGGCCGACGCGATGTTCCTGTCCGACATCGTGCGCTACGAGAATCCTGTGAACGACCTTAACTTGCAGCTCAACCAGAACCAGTTCGACGCGCTGGTCAGCTTCTGCTACAACTGCGGCGCGGGCAACCTTCGAAAGTTGTGCCTTGGACGCACCATCGAGCAGATCGCCGCAAGCCTGCCCGAGTACAACAAGTCCAGCGGAACAGTGCTAGCGGGATTAACGCGTCGGAGAGCTGCTGAGCTGGCTTTGTTTAATACACCAGATACAAAGGAGGAAGAAGATATGACACTGAGCAATTACCAATGGGGTGTGCTGGAGACGAACGTAAGCAAGTTACTGAGCAATAAGACGATCACGGATGCGGCGTGGCTAGATAAGGTTAAGCAGCGGACGCTTACTGTATCGGAGTTGTCCTGGTTAACCTTCGTTGTCTCGATACGCTAAACACCGGATTGGTAATAATACCAAACGCTTGTGATTATCAGAAAAGCCTCTCGTTAGCCAAGGCTAGCGGGGCTTTTTGTCTTGATATAGGAACGTATGTTCTGGTAAAATGAGTGCATACATCTTAGCGAGGTGATTACGATGCAAAAGTACGTTGGAAAACTCGTGCAGTTGATATATATTGATCGCAAGCGTCAGGTTAGCATCCGAAACGTTCGAGTACTGTCTGTACAGGGAAGTCGCCTTAAGGCATATTGCATGACTGCTAGGGCTCCGCGTGTATTCAATATAGATAGCATTGTCGATGTTGAGCTGATACGAAGTGTTGGATGA